TCGTACCAGCACCAGCGGTTCCTGCTGCAGCAGTTCCACCAAGCAAGGTCAACAGCCTAAGGATGTCAGAAGGTTTAAATAAACTTTCTTCTTTTGGTTTGACTGGCTCGGGAAGTGTTGCTTTAACCGCAGCAGGAATCGCAGGCAATGCAGCAGACAGTGCAGGGACTGTAATGTCAGGCGTTGTTGCTTTTGTTCCTGTTACTTGAACTTGTTCGGCTGCTGAAGGAACAGCGGCAGTAATTGATGGAATGATTGTTCCAAGAGTGGCTGCAACTGATTCTTTAGATGGAGTTGTTGCTTTCTTTTCTGTTACCTGTACCTGCTCGGCTGCTGAAGGAACAGCCGGTTGGATGCCTGGAATAATTGATCCAACTGCCGCAGCCGCAGGAGCAACAGGTTCTGTTTTTGGAACTGTTTGACCAGTAACACCAACCTGTTGGACAGTTCCGCCCAAAACAGCAGGAAGTGCGGCGGAAACTGCTTCTGGAACAGTCAAGTCAGGCTTAATTGTTTGCCCGGTTACTTGAATACTGGGAAGCGTTTGAGTGGGAACAACAGTTGCTAACGCAGGCGCTAAAGATGACAAAGCACCGAGGTTAGTAACATTTTGTCCCGTAACAGCTACTTGCTCTGCTCCTGATGGCGTTGATGGAGTGCCTAATCCTTTTGCTGATCCAGGTGCTGAAGTTCCAAACTGTGCATCTAATGCTGCGTTAATAACATTACTAGAAAGACCTTCTTGAGTCAGAATCTGTGCAATCTGATCTTCAGGAATGCCCTGAGCAGCCAACTGAGCCACATCAGCAGCAAGGAAATCATCTACAGGCACAGTTGTTCCTGCTCCTGGAAACAAACTCTGCACACCATAAGCAGTAAGGCCACCTAAAGCAGCGGCTTTTAGCGCAGACTCAAGATCGGCTGTGTTAACAAGATTTGTAAGACCAGCGCCAGCAGCAGCCGCGCCAGGAACACCTAAAGCACCTACACCGGCAGGGCCAAGAGCCAGACCAGTACCGGCAGCAATGGCGGCGTTTGCCAGAATACCTAACGCACGGTCTAGGTCAGTCTCTTCAAAGCGTGTGCTTAACTGCTCCGTGGCTTGTTGACCAGTAGGTGTAAATCCACCAGCTAAGTATGCGCCAGTAGGTGTCTCAATAATACCTTGGATTGATCCGTCGCCTTGGACATTGTAAGTAACGCCATCTTGAACAAAGCTGCCGACGATTGAGTCTGTAAAGCGCGGATCATTGGCTTTACCACTGGCCTCAAGAATCTCTTGTGCTTTGTTTGCAAGCTCATCACCAGTTGAAAACAGTCCTGAGAAACGGCTTGGTGTTGAAGTACTAGTTTGTGAAGATGGCAGTCCTGCTGTGGCTGCCGCAGGCGTGGATACCTGTGCAGGTGCGGAATAAATCTCAGGGGTGCTTGTAAATCTTTCTGCAAGTGCTACAAGACGATTTTCATAGTCCTCCGGAGTAATTAAACCTTCGTCTAAAGCGCTTAATAAACGATTACTAGTTTCTTCAAAAGCAGGAGAATAAGTAGGAGCCTCTTCAATTACATCTGAAACTACAGGGGCAGCAACAGGACTTGGCGCCGGTGCAGGTGCAGGGCTTGGTGCAGGGGCGGAAGATGCTGAAGGAAAACCAAACTCAGCAGCAGCCCTGTTGTAATCCGTAATCGTAAACTTGGTGCCAAGTCCTTCATTCAATAAAGAAAGAGTTGTCTCTGGAGAAAAGTTGTTATTGACTCCAGTTTCTAAAGCAATTTTGGTTGCCAAACTATCTACGGCGGGATTCTGACCAGGAGCAAATGAAGTTCCTCCATTACGGTAATTGGCTTCCCGATAAATATAGTTAGTAAACCAATTCATTATGCTTTCCTTATGACTTCAAAGGTATTGATCGTGCTCATGCTAGAAGCTGCTTCGGCTTCTACTCTAATTTCATCGCCTTCTTCTAATACGATGTATGCGCCACCATCAAACTTCAAGAAATTTGTAGGGCTTAACAAATATCCATCTAATACTTTAATCTCGGTAGTGGTACTCTTATCGTACCAGTACACATCAATAGTCTTATTGTTGCCCGTGTGGTTCACTATATAACACAAGTTCCACAGAGCATAATAACCCGTAGGAACAGTGTAAACAGTGGTCTTTGTCGCGGCTGTTAGGTTGTTACCTACGGATACTTGTCTCATTCTTCGTCTTTCTTAGCAGGACGACCACGCTTCGGTGCAGGCTCTTCTTCTTTGACTTCTTCCTCTTCGACCTTCGTGTAGTCGGGGTGCGTCAGCATTGCCTTGATGTCGTGTTCCATCTCAAACGAATAGACAGAACCGGAATATTTGCACATGAATTTCATTCAATTCTCCAATGACAAAAAGGGAAGACCCCCGTAGGAGTCCTCCCTAGTTGTTTACTTAGGCCGGAACAGCCAGAGCAACAGCAGCGCCGTCGCGCAGTTCATCGCAGCCGAACAGAACGTCAGCCGTGAACAGCGTACCAAGGTACTCTTGCTTGTACTGGGTCTGGGTACGAACACCCATCTGCTCAACCAGAACAGCGAAGTCCTTGTGAGCCAGCAAGCAGATACGGGTAGCCGTAGAGCCAGAGGTCGTGTCAGCGTTAGAGGTCACGAACACGGGGATGCCGTACACGTTGCCGATTTCGCCGTTACGGATGGTGTTGTTACCGCCCTGCTCGCCCACGAAAGCCTGCTCGGTGAAACGAGCAATGCCCATCAGGGTGTTGCGGGTAGACGGGGGAACGATCAGGAAACGACCGTCCATTGGCACATCCTGGTCGTCAAGACGCTGGATCGAACGACGGATAGCGGCGTCGGTCAGAGCGCCAGAACCCGTGTTGGCACCGGCGTTGTAAGCCGTCGTGCCGTCAGCACCAGAGAAAGCACCGCTGTAAGCAGCCGTACCGCCACCGCCTTGAACCTTGCGGCCCAGACGGATCAGGGTCGTGTCTACTTGACGGCCCAGAGCGTAGCCAGCGTCGTCCGTGTAGAACTGACGCAGCGACGACAGGGCTTGGGCTTCCACGATGTCTTCGATCAGACGCGAGTATTCCCAGTGTTGGTCGATAGCAACCGTCTTCTCGCCTTCGGTAGCGGCGATCAGGGTCACTTGGCTGCCAGCGGCCTTAGCCGAAGCATCACCACGGGTGGGGGCGGGAATGTGAACGGTGTCACCCTTCTTGCCCTTGAAGTTCATCTTCTTGATCAGGTTAGCGGCAACAAGAGACTTCTTGTAAGCAGCAACGATCTCATCACTCCATACCTCCGGAATGAAGGTAGCAGCGGTGGTAACGGTAACGTTATTAGTACCTAAAGGCATTTGATTCTCCTAAAACAAGTTATTTATTTAACCCGCCCTTCAGAGTACGCAGCCATGATTTCAGGTTGTAAGGCTTCGTAACGGGCAGGGTCTGTCATGCGTAGCCGGATAAGGTCGGCACGGCGATAAACTTTCTTAGAAGACTCCCCGGTTCCACTTACATCCACAGCAGCGGCTTTCATCTCGGTCTGTCGAACTTCCTTAGCAGCCGTAACCGCTTCGTTAGTACGAGTGCCTTTGATAGCCTTGAAGGTAGAAATCAACTCATCAGCAGCGTTAAAGTCGTACTGTGCATCAGCCAGTGCGTACATGTTCACGCGCATCGGAGAAGATTTAACCCACGCTGCAAACTCAGGGTCTTGAACCACATTAGCAAAGTCCGGATGCTTCTTGGCCAGTGCTGCTTGCGTCTGTAATTGACGCATTTGCATAGCAGCTTGCTTGGCAGCCAAAACATCAGGATGACTTGCTACAGCCTTTTGAACGGCTAACTTGGGGTCTTCAAAAAAGTCTAATTCGTTTTCTACTTCTGGAGGCTTCTCTTTCTTCTGAGAGAGTTGTTGCTTCAGTAGCTCATCAGCTAACCGTCGAACTTCACCAACCTCTTGTGCCTGACGACCAATGAGCTTTTCAGCTTCCTGGTGCATAGTCACAATCTCCTCAAGACTCTTGCCCTTGTACTTATCGGGAATCTTGGGAGCTTCTGGTGCAGCGGCTGCTTGAGCCTGCTGTTGTTCTTCTACAGCTTCTAATTCGCTTTGCTGAGACAGGTCTTCATTTTCAATAAGAGCCATACCTAACCTTTCCTGCCCATACGGGTTCTAGGATGAATGTAATGCAATCAGGTTATTCGCCGTGAGAGGCGGCCTTCTTGCGTTCTTGTTGCTGTTTCTCCGCCCTCACACGTTCCCATCGGCTGTAAGCACCGGGAAAGTCCCCGGTAATACCTTCTAGGTTCACGCGAGGGGCAGAAACAACGCGAGTAGCAGTAGTGTCACAGTGGATGCACTTCACGCTACGGATACCATCGTCAATCAGTTTCTCAAACGAGTGTCCGTCTTCGCATACAAATTCAAACATTCGTTTCATTCTTCTTCCTCCAACTGCTTAAAGACTTCCTCGCAGGTTTGCTTGCGTCGTAAGATTAGTTCAAGAATGTCCAACTGGCCTTTCCGGAAGTAAAGGTCTTGTGTGTCCGTTACCAGTGATAAATCGTTGATGCTATCTTTTAATCGTTGCAAGTCTTCTACTAAGTCAGTCCATCCGGGTTGGATGAAGAGAGTAAACTGATTCTCGTAATACTGTTGTAAGGGTTGCTCCATTAAGGAATCCTTTGTTGTTAAAAAACAACACTATTGTTGTCTATACAGTCATTATACACGAAAAAGTGCTTGACACGCAATGTTTGACAGCGTATAATGAGTGTTTTTATGGAGGAAATTTATGTTTGCAGCAAAGCTAACACCGCAAGACCATGAGAATCTTCGTCAGTGGTTTTTAGAAGGCACCGGATACACAGAATGTGCAAAACGACTTCAAAACAAAGTTACAAAGCAGCGTTTAAAACAAATTGCACAAAAGATGGGCATCGATGCTACTTCTATTAGAATAGAAGCAAATTGGCAATCACATCAAGAAAAGATGGTTGCTAAATTTGGGGATAAATGGCAAGACGCTAAATGGCGTAGAAGTGCCATATATCAAGCGATGCGAGAAAAGTTCCGAGCCAAAAAAGCCAACGCAAACCGTACTGGGGTTGAGTTTACAATTCCATTTGGAGAGTTGACTTTTCCAACCCACTGCCCTGTTCTTGGTATTGAGATTGATTACTTTTCCGAAGGAAGACAAGAAAACAGCCCTTCTTTTGATCGTTTTGATCCATCAAAGGGTTATGTCTCTGGCAATGTAGCCGTAGTCTCTTGGAGGGCTAATCGCATCAAGAATGACGGAACAGCAGAAGAACTTCGAAAAATTGCTGATTGGATGGCTAAGAATCAATAAAGCAGGGAGGGACAAACCCTCCTTGCCTTACTGTTTTCTTGACATTTGTGCTAAAGCAATGCGTTCGTTGCTGTCAATGTCCTTCTCTTTGATTGCCAATTCAGCCAATTTCACCCGACGGGCAAAGTCAGCCGTTTCGTCATTCTCATTGAGGTTGTTAGACAGGGCAGCGATGAGCTTGGCTTGAGCCAGTTGCGGCGTAACTTGAGCTTCAACAGCGGCCTTCTGAGCCTCTGCCTGCTCCCGTGCTGCCTTAGCCTGGGATTCCTGCAACTGAGCCTGCACCAGAGCCATCTGAGCCTGTTGCTGCTGCATTGCAGCCTCTTGAGCCTGCGGATTGGGCTGAGACATCTGCTCCAG